GTATAGGTCGGTAACTGCTCAGAATGCGTTGTAGCGGGCCGTGCAGCGACAGGAGGTTGTGATGCCTTATGCGCGTCATCATCCTCAATATTGAGGCTTAAAATGGCAGCGAGCGCGTACCGGCGAGCGTAGGTAATAGCTGATCCTACCGCCTGCGGATTGTTGGCTTCTTTGACCGGCATAATGTACGAAGCGCGCAACCATTCTCCCGAAGCGTCATGCATCAGTTGGGTCAAAAGGCTGTTTTCCCCGTCAGGGATCTGTACGACCACCAAACCATTGTTGGAGAGAGGATCTTCTACCGCGTCCAGGATGTTGGAGAGAGAGGCGTAATTACTTTTAAAGAACGGGTTTTTAGCATCCTTTTTAATAGTTCCGACCTCTCTGTGGAACTTAACCAGAGCAAGCGCTAGCTCTTTGATTGAATCTGATTGTTCGTAGCTCATGAGGTCTTCTTAGTGCTAGGTGCTCTTACCTTAATATACCGGCATATAACTGTCAAGTTAATTACATACACTGTATGCAGATACGAGCTAGGAGAGCCGTTTAAAAGAAGGGGATTCTAACATTTGCTCCCAGGAATCAGGGAACTTTTCCTTTAACCACGAGTCAGCCAACTCTTTGCCATAGAGTCTCAGCTGCCTCACATAGTGGGCAGAAGCCAGCCGCTCCCTACGTGAGGCGATGGTAGGAAACTTTTTCCACAACCGATCTGCATAGGCAGACTGTTTCTGGGAAATGTATCTCTTAATAATTTCTTCTTCATCCATGGTTCGATTATATGGTCAGATTATTGATTTGTAAATATGCCTGGTGTATTGTTGATCTGTCACTTCGAGACGAGCGGATCGCATAATTGCCTACAGTTGAAGAAACTGATGGTTTGGCCAAATCCAAGGGGTACGGTGTAACGTTCACTGTAAAACCCATCCCAGTTCGACTCTGGGCGAAGTGACTTAACAGGAACGAGAGATCACGCGGCTTCGCCCGTGAACAATCCGTACTAGTGCAAGGCTAGCGTTCCTGGATTCAAAGCGGCAGAAGACGAACGTAGCAGGAAGCAAACCCCTTTAAAAATCCGTTATAACCTTGCTAGGTATAGGGCGGGAGGGAACGTCGTACTTGAGGCTATCCTAGTGTTGGCCCACTCGTAATATCGAGAGATCCTGCCTGTCGCTTTAAGTTGTAGATTTCGGTAAAAAACCTACAATTTGCCGTAGATTGTGTAAGTTTTTATCTTGAGACCAGGAGTGGGAGACAGTGAGCTCTATGCCTACCTGCAATAAAAGGTGGCCACGGGTTTTGCAGCATCGAAAAGCAAAGCTGTACTGTATGTCAAACCATGCCTCCTGGTCCCAAGGTAAAACCTAGAGTAATAACCTTTATTTATGCCTACTAATGAAAGGGGATATGTAAAAATATGGGATAAGACGGAAGATTGTTGGAAATATGAGCACAGGGTAGTGATGGAGAAGTACCTTGGTAGAAAACTAAAGACTGAAGAACAAGTCCATCACAAGAATGGAGTCAAATCAGACAATAGTATGGAAAATCTGGAACTACTATCTCCACAGGAACACCGGATCACTCACCTTAAAAAAGAAGGTAGGTATACCCAAGATTGTATCCAGTGTGGCGGCACTCATCACGCCAAAGGATTTTGCTTAAGGTGTTATAAAAAGAGAAGGAAGTCTGGGCTACTGTGACGCCGCTCCCATCCCGTTTTTGAGTTATGTACACCAATGTACCAATATGTGTATATTTCGTATTCTCCTTTACAGCGCGCAATTACGGCAGGGGAGACGATTAACCTATGAAACTAATTCTTCTTATCATTGCGATCGTGTTGTTTATCTTGGCAGCTTTCGGGTTTGCCATCGGAGCGTTTAGCGTAGGGTGGATGGGACTGGCGTTTTTAGCTGGGAGTTTCCTTCCTATCCCTTAGCCCAGCGAATACTCATACTGTGTTTCATGCGACAGGACCCGCTACAGAAGCGGGTTTTCTGTAATCGATGGATGTAGACCTCGTACTCGGAGTTACACCAAGTACACCGAACCTTTTGGAGTCCCCCTGAATAGCGGGGATTGTTTTGGGCTTTGAACCACTTGCGCTTGACAGCGTGGGCTCTCGCGTGTTCGCGGGCATCCATCAAGGCTAAGTTCCGTGCTCGATTATCGAGTTTATTGCCGTTGATGTGATGAACGTGCTCTCCCTTCTCCAGGGGACGGCCAATAATATTCTCCATAATCCGGCGATGAGCATAGACGTAGCCCCCGTGTGATTCTCGGTGCTCGGGGCACCAGACAATCCGGTAGCCATTCTTTAAGGAATTTTTAACATAACGAAGCCGCCGATTACACATCGGACAGAAGAGAGGAGTCTTTCCGGCTCGCAGGGGAATCTCGTAGGGCATACCTTCATTAAATATTTGTTAACTTATATCATAAATGGCTCTGAAAGCCAATAATCGTAGCGAGTAGGCTGGTACGTCGCGGTGTTGAAAACATGTGGATAACTTTATTTCCTGAAAAAACCTGCTATAAGATACGTAAACCCGTTGGGAAACCAACTGGGCCACAGGTGGCACTCTGAGATGGGGTGCCATTTTGTGTGAGGGGGTTGACAAGTGTAAAACGGTATCGTATAACTAGTTCACATTAAGCCTGCTAATTAAGGACCTAGGCACTCGCCGTTACGGGTCCTTTTTTAGTGGCAAAAGCCCAAAATTTCCGCGAATAAGGTGTAGCTCTTGACACGGTAAGTAGAGGTAGTGATACGATCAAATCCTCATCAGGCTTGATGAGCGGGACCTAGGCTCGTGAGCGCCAGCTGGAAACGATAAGCCAGTAGAAGCCACGCCGTTGAACCTTCACACTCCTTTATACGCAATAAGATCTGGACTCGGACAAGGACTCCTAGAAAGAGAACTGGCTCGGTATCCTGGATTGCGGTAATGGAGGAGAAGAAGATACGGGAAGAAGGGGTACATTATAAAGTAAAGAACAGGGAATACCTCGTAGCCCAGGGGGCTTAGTAAGGTAAGGTAACTTGTGCCCTAATTTCATTACTATGACTGAAGAATACGCTGTTGAGCTCACTATCGAACCTGTAGATCCCGAGAAGGGGTATGAGTCCAGATCTCACAGTTTTTGGCGAGTCGAGCTTACACGGGAACAAGCAGACTTTCTGGTTACTGAGGTGAGGAAAATGGTAGATCCGTTGGTAAAATAGGCTCTAGAAGGATCGTAACTATATAGCGATATGCGGGGATGTTGACATAAATAACCATTAAGTTATACAGTAGGCATATCAACCACTAACGTGAATGCATGACTGAATTACTTGAGCTGGAGGACGCCAGGATCGAAGCGATGGAGGAAGCACTCGTCTTAGAAGAGGATATGGCTTTTGAACTCGGGTTCGGATCAGTACAGGAACTGCGCCAGGCAGAAAAATTGTGGGACGAAGACAGCCGAGCCTTTGCCGATTATTGCCTCGGTCGTTAATATGCCCCTAAAACTCTCCACAATGACTAGTAGCGAGGTAGCACTGCCCAAGAAGTATCAAACATCGTCTGCGAAAAAGAAGCGGCATTTACAAGCGCTTAAGACCCTGGCTCAGTCCCTCGACTCGCTCTTTGTCAACCTAACGGGAGAAATCCCCTGGAAACTATGACCCCAGTCATCCATACGTTTCTTATCCACACGGAAGTTACGGCGGAGATGAAGGATATTCTAGAAGACAAAGAGTTACTGGCGAGTCTCGCTATTGAGAAGTTGAGATCAGGAATCTATACCAGCGAATTTCAGAACAATGAGGGAAATTAAGTTCAGGGCGTGGGACAAGAAAAACGAGAAAATGACTACTCAGATATGGCCCTCTATGAGCCAGTTTCAGACCGAGGACAAAGAGCATGTATACATGCAATACACTGGCCTGCATGACAAGAACGGGAAGGAGATTTACGAGGGGGATATTGTCAAATACTACCAAAGTCCTAATTACTCGAAGAACTGGAGAACGGAGGTTGTCAGTTTCGAGGACGGTTGCTTTGCTCCGAAACCAGGCTATACGGGTTCCGATGATCTTTCTGACTTTACCAATGAAGGCTTTGAAGTCATTGGTAACATTTACGAAAACCCTGAACTGTTGGAGGGGAAATGAGATCATCCATTGAAACACTCCTCACCACAGAGATCGTAACGACCGATGAAGCGGCTCGCATCCTCGGTATCCACCCGTCAGCAGTACGGCAGCTCGTGATGAAAAAGAGTATTGATTGTGTGAAAAAGGGACATACGGTCCTCCTGGACATTGAAGATGTACACGCGTTGAAATCAAAGTATTTATAACCAAGCAATGAAAAAGATTCCTATTACCCCTAAGATAGATAACTTATTGGATAACTTGAGCAGGTTATGAAAGAACTCCGCGATATCGATGGTATAGATCACGACTTCGAACGTAGGGAGCACTCTGCTTTCGAGCTTGATCTAGCGGAAAGAATCAACGCCCTCAATACCGCTGTGCGGGAGTTGCAAGACGAAGTAGACCTTCTGAAAAACCGCCTACACAAGCCCCTGGACATGGACAGGATGATCGAGACGGCAACCGCGGCAGCTAAGACCTTTGAAGAAGAACCCACCAAATACACCATCGCTGAGCTGCGGGAGAATTTCTCTGAATACGCCCTGGAGGAGTTCGAGAATGGAGACGGCGATACGACGTATCTGGATGCGGTCCTTGAGGCTTTCCTCAACTGGTTGGATCGGGAGGGGGAGAAATGAAACAATACGCTACCATAGCTCTTATGTTCGGTTTTGGTTATTTCTTTAATCAGAATTATGGCATTAACGGACATTCCATCTTCTATGGGATCTTAGGAACAGCTGGATCGATATATTTGCTTATCTCCATGGTTAAAGATGATTTAAGGTTTAAAAAATGAACGACATTCTTGGAACTTTAGCAGGGGTAACGCTGATATTATCAACAGTTTGGTTAATATATTCGTTCGGATTTAGTACAGAAACTCCTCGTGGCTATTATTACCCACCACTCTTCCTCTTTCTGTTTGGGTTAATCATATTAGTAGCTGCTTATAAATGAACCACCTCACCCTCGAACAGTGCGAGAAGCTGAAAGAGTTGGGGTTTCCGCAAGACACTTGGTTTCGCTACGGACATGTAAGCCATAAATACGAAGTATTTGGTGAAGATACGGGACTTATGGAATGGGAAACTGCCTGCCCCACCCTGGAAGAGCTGATTGAGTGGCTAAACCAAGAGGATCAGTTTCTGTCAATCGTAGAATGGCAGCAGCCTCATTATTGGTCGGCTACTTCAAACGATGGATCTGGAAAGGGTAAAAATCCCCTCGAAGCCGTATACCTATTAGCATGTGCTGTAAAGGAGAATCATGCATGAAATACCAGGATATGAGAATCTCTACAGTATCACTGAAGAAGGCCAGGTTTGGTCGCATAAGTACAAGCGATGGATGAAAAACCAGGTAGATAGAGCTGGTTACTGGGCGATACAGCTTTATAAGGATAAAGAATATAAGCGCTTCCTAGTTCATCGACTTGTAGCAATGACGTTCATTCCTAATCCTAACGGATTACCGCAAGTTAACCACATTAACGGCAACAAGCTGGACAACCGTATCGCTAACCTTGAATGGTGTACGAAAAGTGCTGATTCTCTCCACATGCACCGGATGGGGTTTGTGAAGCACCTACATAATCCTAGACCCTGGAATAAACGACCAGTAGATCAATATACTCCTGATGGCAAGTTTATTAAGCGCTACCCTGGGGTAGTCGATGCTGCCAAGGAGACCGGCATTAATCGGTGTACTATCAACAATTCTAAGTATGGTTACTGTAAAACAGGAGGAGGATACATATGGAAAGCAGTCTAGAGGAGCGGATCGAAGAAATACTACTTGATCCGGGAAACCACGCCGGTTTCTTCAATGGTGTAGAAGACACCTATTCCGGGTTGAAATTAAGAGTGCGCCTCACGTCTGATGTACTTAGACGTAACCTTAATATGCCATGCCTTAAGAAGGACATAGCCGCCCTCTGCCGCCAGTACGCGGTAGAGGAGTTGGAGAAGGTGAAGAAACAGGCCAACGTAAGCGGTTTCTCCAGTGGCATGTACGACACCCTTGATGAAAAAACCAGAAAAGTATGGTTTGAAGCGAGTAAGCAAAGGCAAGAAGACAATGATTATTGGATTGACCAAGCCATCGCCCGCCTGAAGGAGGGTAAATGACCAAGGAACAACTTAAACGCAGAGCAGAGCAGATATGGGACTATAGCCGAAATAGAAGCGCTCGCCGAGAAATAGTTGAACTTGCCGAAGAGTATGCCAACGCCAAGGTCAGGGAAACGTTAGATAGAATATCTCTACTCGGCTTTTCCTCCGAAGAGGATAGACGGCTGCTAGAGCGTGAGTTAGCTAAGATCCGTAAGGAATTATTATGAGCACGATTGAAGAAGAAATTAAAGAACAGCTTATGGAAGCTGCGGAAGGAGTATCACTGCCGGAAGATGGGTGGATAGCTATTTCTATTCCTGAAGCAACGGAATATGTAGCCGCCTACGTCCGGCAGAAGCTGGAGGATTTGGCGGGGGAGATTACCAAGGAAGGTGTAGCAATAATCGGTGTAGGAAAATCAGGCTGGGGCGTCATAGAATTTCCTAAGATGGTTGACGCCGCCCTTGAGCGGGTGAAGAAAGGGGAATTGCCAAAACCTTAAAACCTGCTATACACTTGGGGCATGCCTGAATCATTACGCTTTCTCCTGTGGGGTTTCCTGATCGGCCTGTTCGTGGGCGGCTACGCCGTTACCCATCTGAATGAGACGTTTAATAGGATCGGGACGTTTTACGATTACTCCAGGAACCACCTGATCCATTCTATCCACGGCGAGCCTAACTGCCCCAATGGCTATACATGCACGAAAGCAGACTGAACCTCGACCGCGAGACGGTTCTGGCCGCTTTGCCCGTCCTGCCCATCGTCCTTTGTTTGTTGCTCCTGAGGTACGTCCGCTGGCTGACGAAGGTCTGGTTTACCTTCAAAGGTTACAAATACACATGGTATGGAATGCTGGTCGAGGATGGGAGGACTTATGCCAGTAAGGGTTATTCCCCGAAGGATCAGGAAAAAGAAAGGCGCCATTACCAAACGTAAACCTTTCCTCTATGGAAGAGCCACCAGACGAGATTAGGGACAGCGGCGATTACGACTGGACCCAGAACGCGATCAAAGATATTTTCTATCCCGTAACTGAAGAAGAATGAAATACCTAGAAGCGATATTTGCGGGTGCGCTCCTGCTTGGATTCTTGTACTGCTTCTTTTGGTTAATGCGCCAGGTAATTATCCCGTAATGAAAACGGTAGACGTGCTGATTACCATATTTTGGGTGATAATGGTTATCTGTACCCTTATTTTGATTTTTTATGCTAAGAAAACAGGGGACTTGGATAAGCAGTCGATGAGGGAGTATGAGTGCTTTCAAAGCAGGGGAGAGCCAGTCATGAAGAAATTGGAAAGTGGGGCAATCGTTTATTCCACTTGCGCGTATTAATATCCCTGGCGTATACTGTGGCCAACTAACATTTTCACGATGGCCAAAGAAATCAAGGCGAAACGCCCTCCGAAAACAATAAAAGAGAAGAAGTTTGTAAAAGCCTATCTAGAAACGGGAAATGCTACTCAAGCAGTCATTGACGCAGGGTATAAAGTAGCCGATAGAAACAGTGCTAAAACTGTTGGATCTTCGATCTTAACAAAAGTTGACTTCTCTAGTCACTTCGAGAAAGCGGGTCTCACCGATGAGGTAATTGCTCAGAATACGACTAACATTGCACTGCGAGCAACGAGGATTGTTGGAACCGCTAATGATTTTATCGAAGTACCTGATGAGCCAACGAAAATAAAGGCAATGGACTTCGCGGTGCGACTCATGGGTAAGATGGCGCCTCCTAAAGCTGCAGTAGATGAATATGGGAATACTGTTATTCCTGTTCTTACCATGCTAAATGTCCATACTAATCCTGAATAAGGATGTATCAGGCGACTCAGTCAACCTATAAGATAGCAGCCTTGAAAAAGAGAATCAGGGCTATTTGTGGTGGAACCAGTGCCGGTAAAACGATCTCTACCCTGCTTGTGCTGATCCACATGGCTCAGACTGATAAGGAACCAACGCTCACCTCAATCGTCTCAGAGTCTCTTCCTCACTTAAAACTAGGGGCAATGCGTGACTTCCTCGATATTTTAAAGAGTCACAACTACTACCGAGAAGACCGGTGGAACCGGACTGACTTTATCTACACCTTTGAAACAGGAAGTAAGATTGAGTTCTTCGGGGCTGATGCTCCCGCCAAAGCACATGGACCTCGACGCGATCGTCTCTATATTAATGAGGCGAATAACGTTCCCTTTGCCTCCTTTGACCAGATGGAAGTTCGCACGAAGAAGCTCGTTTATCTGGACTGGAACCCTGTCAGCGAGTTCTGGTTCTACTCTGAAGTGCTGCCAAACAGGGAAGGAGACACCGACTTTATTACGCTCACCTACAAGGATAATGAGGCACTTCCCGAGACCATTGTTAAGTCCATTGAATCAAGAATGGGAAATAAGCGGTGGTGGAAGGTCTACGGAGAAGGTCAGCTTGGTGAAGCAGAGGGAAGAATCTACACCGGTTGGCAGATACTCGAGGAAATACCGCATGAAGCGAGGCTTGTCAGGAGGTTCTTAGACTTTGGCTACACGAATGATCCATCAGTGATTGGTGAGATTTATGCGTACAACGGGGGCTACATCTTAAATGAACTCTTGTATCAGAAGGGTCTCAGTAACCGTCAACTCGCTGATTTTATCCTCTCTCTTGATGACCCATCAATATTAATAAAGGCGGACTCAGCAGAACCTAAGTCGATTGATGAGCTAAAGAGTTACGGACTGACCATCCTTCCAGCAACTAAGGGAAGAGATTCAATCGTCCAAGGGATTCAGTTTGTCCAGGATCAGCGGATCTCAATTACCAAGAACAGCACGAACGGAATTAAAGAGTACCGCAACTATTTATGGGAGACAGATATCGATGGGAAGACCCTAAATGTACCAATTGGGATCTGGAATCACTTCTTAGACGGAGTACGTTACGGGTTTGATGGACTCGACAACCGAGAGCCCACGTTTGCAACCTTTGCTGGCGGTGATACTATTACGGGGTACGGAGGGTCATTCAGTCCGACCCCTACTCTACCCTCTCGCGGTTATCAGTCTCGTCCTAAGACCCTCAGAACGTTCAAATAATCTTCTTTATGGCATCTCAATCTGACAAAACACCAGAGAAAGCACAAGAAACAGATTCAGAGCGTGCCATTCGGTATTCTAAAGAGATGAAGTCATGGGAGGACGATCTGCGTCCCTACTGGACTCAAATGACCAAGAATGAAGAGCTCTATGAGTTCTACAAATCTGAATATACCGAGACTCAGGTCAACGTCTCCTTAAACACTTCATTCTCAATTATCGAGTCTCAGATCGCCAGGGAGAACCAAGCAAGCCTGATGATTACGGTCAAGGGAGAAGGAGAGAACAACCTCGCTGAGTTTGAGAAGTGGGTAGCTAGTGCTACTCGCCATATCATCGAAGACCGAAGGGTTGCCGCCATTAAGGGCACCTTCCGCAAGAAGAAAGAGCGTTTCTCTCGTCAATTAAAGGTAGTTGGTAATGCAGCAGCAGAGATTGCCTATTGTTACGTCACCCAGATAGTCGATGGTAAGAAGCAAGTGGTGGCTGATAACCCTTATTTAATTAATAGGCACTACAAGCAGATAATATTCAATCCAACCCGTCAGTTTGACAGTAGTAACGTCTACTACATCAAAGACCACATGCGGATTGAGGATATGAAGAACCAGGAGTATCAGGAGATACCAGGTAAAGATGGTAAGACCACCACTACGGGTAAGTTTAGAAACCTTGATCTCCTTCAAAAGGAAACAAAGAAGGATAGGGGAGCTAAACTCTCAGATGACCAAGATATTCGCTACAACTCAGGAGATGTAAAGATTAATAAGAAGAATGAACCGATCGAAGTGGTCACCCGCTGGGAGTTGAAACCTGCTGGCTGGACTCGCTGCGTCTTTGCCGCTGGCAAGGTGATGGTCATGCCAGATCAGGTCGACCCTTATAAGATTGGTGGTCACAACCTGTTGCTTGCCATGCGCTATGTTATCGAGGGTCGTCCCTACGCCTATGGTGAAATGGACCCGATCTATAAGATCGCTCGGGCTCAGGACACCATCGTTAACCAGAAGATTGAGATCATTAATAAGTACCTTAGAGGCTCCTATATCGCTGGGAGTTCTATTGACGTTGATTCTCTGATGCTCGTCCTTCAGCAAGGTGGTGTGATGAGTGGAACCGGTACAGAACTCACAGCAGTACCCGTGATTACTCCTCCACCGGCTGCTTTCCAAGAAACCAACGAACTGCAACAGGCCTTGGAGCGCGCTGCTCGATACTCTCCCTACTCTAATGGCACCAGTCAGTCAGCTGATGACCGTACCAAAGGAACCAAAGGTGGGATTCTTGCTCTTCAGAACGCTTCAGAACCGAATGTGGAGACCCAAATTGACGATATTGAGGACATGTTACTTGAGCCCTTCGCTTACCGCGCTCTTAAGATGAAGGCTCAGTACATGGCTCCTGATGAGACGTTCTTCGCACTCCTTGAGGGAAAAGACCCTGAATGGATCAAGGTGAGCAAAGGCATTCTTTCAGGTACGGCTACCCTTCAGGACTTCGTTATTGCAGGGATCTTGCAGCCTGATGAGGCCAAGCAGTTGATTGGTAGTTCCATGAAAGACGGCACCCCAATCAAGGGCACCGACACCATTCTTTTCGATACCTCGTGGATGGTGGATATTTCTCTCTCTGCTCAGTCCGCCCAGGAGAAAGCGAACCAGTTGAGTCAAGAACAGTCACTCATTGAGTTCTCGGTCGAAAAGCTAGGAGCTCAGTTTGATCCTGACCGTGTAGTAGAGTACTTAGCTGATAAACAGGACGCCTCAGAGATTAAACAACTCCTTCTTACTCCTGAAGAGAAGCAGGCCAAGGCTCAGCAACAGCAGCAAGCAGCAGCTGAGGCTCTGCAAGCCCATACCCAGTCAGAAGCCACGATTAAACAGGCTGGTAAATCTGCTCCTACCCCTCAAAGTCCCGAGAAGGTAAGCATCATGACTAATTACAAGGATGCTCCTCCTGATGTTCAACGCCAGATTGAGGCGCTTGATGGTCTGCGTCCTTCCCAGATGCAGCCCCAGGTTGCAGCAACCATGAAAATGCCACTTCCCGACCATATGTTAGACGCTCCACCACAGCCAGCCCTTGCGGCTACCCCAGGGGCGTGATGTATACTACCTCACAATGACTCCAGACGAGATTAGACAGCACCACGCCCGTATTATTGAGCGAAATCGTCCGTTTGAGGCGATCCTTACCAATCCGGACTTTATTGAATGGCAGAAGGCGGGTCCGATGGCAGAGTTACAAGCTATCCAAAACCAGATCGTGCAGGTCGACCGCACGAATGCTTCCTGGAAAGAGGATGTTGCGGAACTGGTAATTTCTTACCAAGCCATCGCCCGTGTCCTTCTGATTACTGCACAAAAGTCAGGTGCAGCCATTGAAAGTAAGAAGAAATTGAAAGAGCTTGATGCCAGATAAGGAGCCTATCTCTCCTTGTCTGATACCAGATTCTTTCTGGACCCACTGCAGGGCCGTAACCTGCTCACAATAGCGATCACGAGGGCCGCTACCTCGACAACTAATAACGAAGGGAACCACGTATGGCTGACGAACCAGCACAGACAGAAGCACCTGTCATTGAGGAAACTCAAGAACAAGCACCAGTAGTAAGTGATGCACCATCGACGGAAGCTACCCCACCAGATGCTCCAGAGACGCCCACTGAACCTGATCGTGGTGATCCACGGGTTGCGATGCAGGAAGAGAGAAAGAAGCGCCAGGAACTTGAAGCCCGCCTGAATGATGGAAACTTCATTTATGAGCGAGCAAAAGCCCTTGGCTTGGCCGCAGACGAAACACCATCGGCTCCGCCTCAGCAGACAACTCAACTCCCCACTCCACCCCAATCACCTGATGTTGCCTCTATCGTAGAGCACCAACTGGATTTCCGAGAGACCATTAAAGCCCATCCCGAATTAAACCCCGAGACGGGGGATAAGGGTCTCGTAGCTTGGGCAGCAGCGTTAGTCGATCGTGGCCATAAGCCGTCAGAAGCTGCGGACATTATCTTCAAAACGATTGATAAACGAGCCGGAAAGACTGTCGCTTCAGAAGTATCCTCAACCCTCGAGGCCAAAGCTACTTCCGAGGCACAAAAGCTTGCCGCTGACGCTATCACTAGCACAGCACAAGCCTCCTCAAGCGCAGATGACGAGGAACTTAACTCTCGGGCACGCAACTGGAGAGATCCGCATGACCAAGAAGAAGCAATCCTTGAACAACTGAAACGCCGAGGAGCTAAATAGTTCTTAGGTTGTTTATATGGCCATCACAGGTGGTTATTCTTACGGAGACGTAAGTTCACGCGAAGATCTTAGCGATACGATCAAAGACTTGGACGTTATTGATACTTGGGTAAGCTCCCACTTGTCGACCGTTCCCGTTACCAACAAGGTGCACAGCTGGGTACTTGACCCAATTACTGCGGTGACAACTCAAGCTGGTACTGCTGAAGGTGCAGACACTACCTACGCGACCGTCAACCCGACCCTGCTTACCAATACTACGCAGATCATCGAGTTCGGTGTTCAGGTAACAATGACCAATCAGCATACTGACCACGCTGGGTTCACTGACAAGTTTGCTCGTGAAAAGTTGAAGAAGATGAAGCAGTGGAAGAACCAGTTAGAGCTTTCCCTGGTTGCAGGTGCTAAAGTTTCTGGTACTGGTACTGCTGCTCGTACTATGGGTGGTATCGCCTTGAATGTTACTACTAACGTCACTGGTTTCAGTTCAGTTTCCTTGACCTCTGATATTTTGAACTTGATTCTGGGTGTTGGTTGGGATAATGGTGCTGAGTATGACACCGTGCTCGTTGGTAAAGTCCTGAAGCAGCGTATTTCGAGCTTTAGTACTCCCAATGTCCGTAACGTTGCCGCTGAAGACGCTATTATCGTCGGTCGTGTTGATACCTATGATTCTGACTTTGGTCGTATCACGGTGGTTAAACACCGCTACGTTAATACTGCGACTACTCAGACCCAGAACGGATTGATTGCTTACATGACTGATTACTTCTCTATTGGAGTTATGGACGCCGTGCACTACGAAGATCGTCCTGCAACTGGTTACTTCAAGGTTGGTAGTATCGTCGGTGAGTACACTCTTGAGCAAAAGAATGAAAAGGCGAGTGCTTACGCCTATGGGCTTCTTTAGTCCTGGAGCTTAGAAGTTGAGATTTAGGAAGGGTTTTCACCCTTCCTTTTTCTTTGTATGAGTAATAGAATATATGTATGGAATCAAAGATACATAAAGTTTCAAAACTATGTCTATGGTGCAGAAATGAATTTTGGGAATGGCCTAGTGAAATGAAGAAGCGCACGTATTGTTCACGGTCGTGCAGCTCAAAGGCCCTGATGCTACTAAAGAAACAACAGCTATCCCCAGCGTATAAGGGAGGAGGGATATTAACCACCTGCGGCTACTGCAATAAATCATTGACCGTTCCTAAATATCGAATAAAGAAAGCGAAGTACGGAAAGGTATTCTGCAATCGTCATTGCCATTATGATTGGATGTCAGACCACCTGACTCGTGAGAATGCCTTGGCATGGAAAGGAGGTAATCCACAACCAAAATATCCCAGTAAGTTTAATAAAAGACTTAAGGAGATGATTAGGGAAAGAGACGGGTATTGCTGTAAAGGATGTGGAAAGACTAACGAAGAAGAATACAGAAATCTTCATAAGAATTTATGTATACATCATATTGATTACAATAGGGATAATCTTGATCTTTCTAATCTAGTAACAGTTTGCACTTGCTGTAACGTCACAGCAAACACAAAGTCTCAAAGAATTAAGTGGATGAATTTCTATTCCTCACTACTACTTTGTTGACTTAAGTACAATACACCAGGCATAATATATCTATCTCACTAGATAGGATCTTATGATAGTTGATAAATTTGGAGAACCAGTTACTGAGGCTCGCTGGCACAAGGTAGAACTCTGCATTAAGGAGTTTATTAAGCGCTACCCTGAGCACTGGAAGATCTTTAAGAAGGATCTGGCTGATAATAGGACAGAATATCAAGAAGCACTCAACCCTGACGGTAAGAAAGCTTCATGGAGGAACACTGCCGCCTTCCCCGTGATCTACCGCAAGCGTCGAAAAGATGAAGAAGACGAGACCACGCAGTATGACGACGATAACTTAGTGGAAGTCGCTTCTCTGGTAGAACCCTTGAAACTCTTACTTCCCGGTCTTCTTGATGGAGATGAGCCAGGTAAACCCAATAAACTCTATAAAGCATTTCTAAAGCGGTTCCCCGTATTTCAACCTGGGGAGAAAAACTAATGATCTCACTCTGTATTATTTCTAGGAAAGAAGATGAGGAAGCTCTTGCTAAAGCAGTCGACTCGGTACTTGCATATGTAGATGAGGTAATAATCGTCGATACCTCAATTAAGGAAGGTTTAAAAACTAAGAATGGCGTGATGAACTATGGGAGGTGGAATACTAAAGTAGTCCCCTTCAAATGGACTGGCTCCTTTGCTGATGCCCGTAACTTCTCCTTTGAGCAAGCAACCCACGAGGTAATCTTCACTATCGACTCTGACGACATTGTTACTAACCCTGAAGTACTCCCTCGTCTCGCCAAACTTATCGAGGAAGGAAAGGTTGATTGGATCTACTCGCAGTACAACTACCAGCGGGATGAGACGGGTAATCTCGTTGCAAAACATTGGAAACCCCGCCTCTTCCGTAAGGGTACAGGGCACTGGGTGGGTCGGGTTCACGAAGACTTCACGCCAGACAAGATGGTGATTCAAAAGAAAGACAGTGATATTGGTAGTGATTGCCTCATCATTGAACATACAGCGACGCAGCATGAATTAGAGGACCATGCCAAGCGCAATCTCTCGATTCAGATGGCAGAAATAAATCGTGACGGTGACAATGTCGACCCGCGTACCCTCCAGTATACGGCAATGAGTATGCAAGGACTCGGGAGGTATGAACTCGCGATCCAATATTTTCTTAAGCATATTAAGGTAACCGGATCTAAGGAAGACAAGTTCTGGTCGCTCTACCGCGCAGGAACCTGCTCGTATATTCTAGGACGTAATGAGGAGGCGCTGAACCTAACCCTTGATTCTCTCAAGTTGTTTCCTCACTGGAAGTCGAGCTATTTCCAGATGGCTACGATCTACACGGCGTTAGAGGAATGGTCCAAGGTAATTGAGTGGACCCTAACCGGCCTTGAAAAGAAAGATCCTGAGACTCTCCAAGTCATTTCTGAAATTGATTACACGATCTTGCCCCTCGGCCGTTTAGCCATGGCTTACATGCAGACCGGTAACTACGAACTGGCTAACAGCACAGCCATCGATGTGTACCAGATGAACCCTGAGTACCCAGGTAGCAAGGATCTCGTGAAAATGTGCATGGAAACCGTGAAACTGGAGGGATTTGTAAAGTCTTTCCTGGAAGTTACCCAGAATGTGAAGAAATACGACCGTGTTAAAGCGACTAAGCTCTTTGACCTGATTCCGAAAGAATTAGATGAGGATTACCGCATTCAAGGAGCCCGTACCTTACTGGTAGCTCCCAAGATTTGGCCTGAGAAATCAGTCGTTATCTACTGCGGGAGAACCCTGGAAGAGTGGAGTTATCCTTCAGTATTTACTGGAATTGGCGGCTCTGAGAAGGCAGTGATTAATATGGCTAAAGAACTGGCCCGCCAAGGCTTCTCGGTGACTGTCTACAATCGCTGTGGTGACATGAAAGGCACCTACGACGGGGTAGAATACCTTCCCTACTATTTTTTCAACAAAAAGGACACCTTTGATACGCTTATAATCTGGAGGAACCCCCTGGCCTTTGATGACACCTTCAAGGCGAAGAGGAAATACCTGTGGCTGCATGATATTGCCCATCCTGAACACTTTAACGAGAAGATTTATGCTAATCTCGACAAGATTTTCTTTCTCTCGAATTGGCATCGTTCTAACCTTCCAGACTGTCCGGATAACAAGGTATTTATCACCAACAATGGTATTGATCCTGCTGATTTTAGAGACTTACCGCCTAAAAGGCCGAACAGTTTGATCTGGTCAAGTTCGTACGACCGAGGATTACTTCCCTTTATTAAAAACATCCTTCCCCTAATTAAGAAGGAAATCCCTGATGTTACCCTTGATGTAGCCTACGGGTGGGCAAATATCGAGAAAGAGATGGAACTACTACCTCACCTTAAGGATCTGTACCAAGAGCTCTCCCCTATTCTGGAAAATACCCCAGGAATTACTCACCACGGTCGCATTAGCCACCGAAAACTGGCTCAGCTGATGGGAAGCAGCATGGTATACCCGTATGCTTCAGAGTTTGGCGAGACCAATAATATGACGAGTCAAGAGTGTCAGGCAGCCGGATGCTACGTGATTACTACTTCACAGGCGGGAGCAACCCCTGAAAGAATAAATTTTGGGGAAGTGATCGATTGCGCTGGCATCTATAGTGATCATATCCTCTGGCCCTTATTTGCCGAACGGGTTATCCGTTATCTTAAGAAACCTGTCCCTCCTAAGGACATTGATGTTTCTAATTTTTATTGGGAAGAAACAGCAAAGCAATGGATTAACGAACTTGGATTATGAATGAAGAAATCACTATGCGCAGCGATGAAGAAGTGGTAGAGCTGCTTAAGTTATCGCATGAGAAACAAATTAAACAGGCAGTATTCCTACTCGCACAAGATCTTAGGGAGATAATTCTGTTTGAGGGGGGCGAGAAAAAATCACTGCACTTCTACCTTCCCCAAGGAAAGATTAGTATTACTCTAGACATTCGGGTATGAGCGAAGAAGTACCAAAAGAGTTACAAGATTTTGACTTTGCAGAGATTGGCAATAACCAACAGAACATCTGGCGACTTCGAGATGAGTTGAATGCCACGCGTCGCTGGATCAGGGAGAACACTGTTACTCCTGAAGAAAATGATGAAGAGGGTTATTTTAATCCTGATGACTACATAACTTCCTGCCAACATGGTAATAGTTATCAGATGAGACCAGGACTGATGAAATGTAAAGACTGTAAAGTTATATATAAGGTATGAAACTGAACATCGGCAGTTGTGACCTTCCCCTACCCCAATCTGAAGGATGGGTAAACATCGATAACTCTCTCAGTCCTCACATCAAGGCTGATCTTATTCTAGATGCTCGTGAGCTCGAGGATTATTTCGGTCAAAATGCTGCTGACGAGATCTACGCTGGTCACTTTGTGGAGCATTTAACCACTCCTGAAGCAGAAGACTGGATCGCTATGTGTTACCGTGTCCTGAAACCTGGAGGGATATTTGGCTTTGTGACTCCTGATTTTCGCTATATCTCAGAGAGGTATTTAGCAGGCGATCCAAAATTTAACATCTCAGAACTGGAAGAGACCTATCTTTATTCCTGGAAACAAGAATCAAGGCATGCAAGTATTTGGGATCTAGAGCGCCAGAAGAGCATCCTCGTTAGGAATAGGTTCACCGATGTTCAGGAAATAGACCGTATGAAGGATGATCGCCTTGCTTATCCAGCAATGTGGCAGTGTGGCACTGAAGGTAAAAAATGAGCACCGTTACCTTCGCTTCTAAATGTTGGGGAGGGGATTACAAGAAGTTTCTGGCGGGGGCTTTTGAACGTAAGCGAGATGCAATAGAATATTCTTTTTCCCATCAAGTTCTCTTAATAAATAATGGCGTACCTGAAGATATTGATTTTGGCTCAATCTCGACAATAAGGGTTAATCCAGAAGTTTCTCAGACGATATTTAGGGTCAATAATGCCAATCATTATGCAACGGGAGAACTTTCTGCTATTTTCGCTAGCGGTTTTGACTCGTATCTCTGTTATATCCAGGGGGATTGTATTACTCAAGGAGGAGATTGGGTGACTCCAGGTATTGCTATACTAGAATCGGAACCTGATGTAATGGTCATTTCCCCTCATTCCGAAGTGAACACTTGGCATGATAAAGATGGATATGACCATTATATGTCTGATCAGGCGTGGTTAGTACGTGTATCTGACTTTTTAAAACCTGAAGTATACCAGGTTGAAGGTACTGATCCAGATTACCCAAGTTATGCACTTGATTCTTTTGAGGCTCTTGTTGGCAGATATCTTAAAAGTAGTGGGAAGAAGCGAAAGATCCTAAGTGACTTCTATGTCCAGCACCCCACGTATTAGCGTCGCGATTCCTCTCTACTACTGTGACACGGATCTATTCCTTCCGATTAATAACTGCCTTTTTGCTTTACAGGACCACTATCCTGAATTTGAGATTATTGTAATAGACGACTGCTCCCCTCTTGAGCCCTATCATCAGTGGCTTATTACGTCTTCTAATTCCCAGAACCTTGGATTTACCGCGACCGTCAACCGAGGAATGAGTCTGGCTTCTGGCGATATTATTATCGTGCTCAATGACGATATTACCGTGCAAGCGGGGCAACTCGATCGATTCCTCCACTTAGATCCACTTGCCCCCACCATCGCCTCTCCAGCAGATACCGCTTCTAGTAATGATGACCGGTTTGGGGCGTGTTGGGGCATTACACGATCAGCATATGAGCTGTTGGGTCCACTCAATGAGACCTATAAAAACTTCTTCTCGGATCTTGACTATTATGAGCGGGCAAAAGCCCGGGGAGTTACCATTATTAAGTGGGAAGACATCGTATTGGAGCATCCAGAGAGCTCTACTTTTAAATTACTCAATAAATCAAAACTTCTGGAGGAAGACCAGAAAGCTTACGAGCTGAAGCAAAACCCCGAGGTTTACCTTTAGTATGCATCCTTGCATGATCTCCGGAGTATAATACTTGAAGGTTTTCTATTCGATTATCGAGTTTATTGCCGTTGATGTGGTGGACAATCTCTTGAGGAAAAGGTTTTAGTTTTCGGCCAAGATGCTTTTCCATAATATACCGATGCTCTCTTACTTGTTTACCATTGATAGTTATAAGTTTATATCCCCATAGTTTACATATTGTTCCTTCACCAGATTTTCTTATTTTGTCAGGAGTAAGAGGGTTTCCTGTACGGACTCGTTTATTATGATGTCTAAGGCAGAATCCTTTACAAAAATGTTTATTGGGGCACCCTTCAATTTTACATATTCCTCCATATATTTTCATATATTGAAAATATCAATTTCTTGTCTTAAAATCCAGTTCCTGGAGGAATCCTTGCTAAGGGAGGATGCGAAGCGTTATCATACCAAGTAGATGCTTGCTTATCCTTAGCGAACTCTCTTGAGCACTTTTCTTGATCTAAAAACCGATGTCACGAGCCAGCTTGGAGGCCTTGATGCTGCTACCTACGTATCTAAACGTGAGACCTGTATTAATCGGGCACGCCGTCGTTACTACAGTGAAACCTCGTGGTACTACTTAGGAGTCAATGATTACACCTTAGCTTTCACAGCGGGTATTGCTACGCTACCGACCGATATGAATCAGAAGTTTGACCCTTCTGATATTTATTTTTATTCCGGAAACATTAAGTACGCCTTTAATAAGGTTGATTGGGGATCTATTCAGTCGTATCTAACCGATCAGTACGTCTATGCGGTAGATAAAAGTAGTAAGCGCATCAAGACCAATCACCCAGAGATTACGAGCCTTACGATGCAGTATACGACGCTTCCAGCTGACTATACGGCAACTGATGGTAGTCAAGATACCACCGTAGAACCAGCCCCTGATATTACGGCTATTGCCCTGCTGGCTATTGGCTACTGGTGGCTTTCTAAAGAGCGTGACAAGCAAAAATACAACGAATTCGAGACTGAATACTTAGCCAAGGTTAAACAGGATATGACCGAAGATGAGGCAACCGTACCCGTTCGCTTCTTCCGACCGGTGCGTCCCTATATTATTCGGGGCTATATTAGCAAGCAGTAATGCCTGATAGCGTACTCATCCCCTACCCTGTCAAGGATTTTCGTGGTGGCTATAATTCCTATGCCGCAAGCAAAAACAATATCCAGGACAATGAAATTCCTTTAGGGAATAACACGGAGCTTGACGACAACGGTTCCATGACCAAGAGTCCAGGGAGTGCTCGCTATGGAGGAGAGTTAGCAAGTGGACACGCAATTACTGGAATGGGACTGCTGCAGAACCCTTCCTTCAACGTGGTGATTGCCGCCAGTAACAACCGCTGGTTTAAGATTGATGGAGTAGCAGGAACCGCTACCGCCCTTGGAGGAAAGACCTTTACGGCTGATCTGGATACTGACTTTACCGAAGCTCTCTCTAACCTGTACGGGGCGAATGGCACCGAAAACCTCTGCTATACCGCTAATGCCTCGACCATTGTAGAGATCACCGCCAATACTAATGTAGGACGATTTCCAACCTTTTATAACCAGCGGATCTACATGACGAATACGACCTATCCCGATCGTATTTACTACTCAAACCCTTATATCGTTACCAACTCAAATAGTGGAGGGGCTGGTTCTACCTCGGTATTGACCGGATTTGATGATGCCCATATGTTTGATACCGACCTTTCAGCCAGTCCCAAACTGAATGCTGGATTCTTTATCTTGCAGCCAGGAAGTGGCGTTGAGATTACCTCCATCTTCCCAGATGGTAATTACCTCTATCTCTACACCAAGCGGCACGGCACCTGGCAGGTAGGGGCTGTTGCTACTGCTAATGCAGATGGTTCGATCTCCCACACCATTCAGCAGGTATCAAGGAGAGGAAACTCGACAGCCGGACGCTCGATTATTAAGAACCTTAATGACCAGTGGTTCTATAACTACGATGGGTATTACTCCTATGGTGAGGTAGCAACCTACCAATCTCCTCGCCAAAGTATTCAATCCGGTCGCATTAAGTCTGACCTTAACTCCATTGCTTCAGCAGGAAAATCAAAAGTAGCGGCTGCTCCCTTTAACGAGAAAGTGCTTATTGCCTACCAGGTTGGAACCTATAACGACCGGATTGTTAAGTATGATAACCGCATTAACGCCTACTCCACTCCGATTATTGGAATTAATGCTTCCTGCTTCTTAGAGTACATTGACAACACGGGAACCAGGCGTTTACTTGCAGGATCTTCCAACCCTTCAGATTCTTATGTCTATCAGATAGAGACTGGAACCAATATTAATGGGGGGGCAATTAGTTCCTATTTTGAGACGAAAAGTTTTGATTGCGGAATCCCTGGAATCGTTAAGAGAATTGGTTTCATTGATGTGTTTTACGCGCTTCTGGTGGGAAGAATTACCTATTATGTTTATGCTGATGAGTCAACCCTCATTGCAACCGACAGTATTCAGATTGGCTCTAGTGCCACTGCTACTTCTGGAGTTGGCTCAAAGGTCATCGGTACCTTCCCAATAGGGATGGAATTCGTGAGTAGTACCGCCTCTACTTCTACTAATAGCTCATTCCGGATTGACTGTGGTTTCAGCGCCTGTAAGCGGGTCTCCATAAAGATCGTCAATAATAATGTCTCAGAGCAGTTTAAGATTGACTCAGCGGTAATTTATTTCCTCCCAGGCAGTATCTTTGAAACCTAACTTTAGCCATGTCTTCCTATACGCTCCTTTTTCAAGCCACTGACACGATTGCCGTATCTAGTAGCCTGTTATCAGGTGCTACTTCGATGACGGTTACTTCAGGAAACTTTGGCACCCCGAGTGGTACCCAACTCTATGTCGTAGATTACGATATTCCAGGAACCGCTGAAATCATTTCTGCTTCAGTTGCAGGAACAGCATTCACCAGTATTGTACGAGGATTATCAGGAGGAGCGGCAGGAACCACCAACCATACAGCAGGAGCCAAGGTCGCTTCGATCTTTGTTCCTCAACACTATTCAGCCTTAGTTGATGGCAGTGGATGGGCGACTACTGCTATAACCCTTGGAGAAAACCCAATCTCTGGAGACCAGGTGTTGACCGGTTCTCTAGCTGACCTTGGAGGAACGAGTACCTCAGTCACCGTACCAACCGGAGGGAGGCGTACTCGATTTGATGTCATGATACAAGTACAAAGTACGGGCACGGGACCATTCACGATAGCAATCCTGGAAGATGGATCATCAATTAAACAGTTCACCCAAAACATTGCTTCTTCCGGTCTGAATACTGCCTGGTCATTCTGGTACACCAAAACACCGAGTTCAGGGAGTCACACCTATAAGGTTCAGGGAAGTTATGCTGGAACAGGAACAGCAACTGCTAAAGCCGGATGTGACTTATTGGTTGGGATGAATTAGTCTCTTGCTCTGTTAGGTCACTTATATATACTGAAAGTACTATTCATTAACGAACAACTATGGCTGGAAAGAAATCTAAAGTATACGCGGGGATGGGGTCGATAAGTGGGAGTAGCAAAGAGGTTAACCCTACCTTTAGCCTTAAGAAGGCTCCTGTAGCTAAACCTGCTAGCTCTACTCAAGTCAACCCGACTTTCAGTGCCAAGAAACCAACTCCTAAAGGACCGGTTTCTAAGACTCGGGTAAATCCTACCTTTTCAGTAGCTCATGCTGAGTCAGAGACTACTAAAGGAAAGTCTGGTCGTAAGTTAGTGGCGGCCAAAAGGACGATCGGCAATCCTATCGCTACCAAGGCTAATCCTACTCCTGGTAAGGCAGTGCGTACCATGAAGAACAACGGGGTTACTTCTAAACTCTTCGCTATCCCTCACCGCAATACCAAAGGTACAGTTGGCAAAGGAAAGGCCTCGGATGCTAAAGCAGGAAAAGCTCACACCGCTAAGGCTCCCCACGACGTATCGGTTCCTGTCCGCAACACCTCAGCTCCTTACGGTCCAAATGCCAAGAAATCAGCTCCCATGACCACAGCCCGTCTTAAGAGGCTCGGCTACTAATTCTTCTGGCAGTATTACACAAAAAAGACCCATGATGGCCGAGTGGCTAGGGTCTTTTTTGCTTTCCAGGTTCACCTCGCAGATCTGTTCACTACTATTTATAAGATAATATCACACTTTTGACAAGTGCTTTCCTTACGTATACGCTTAAATTGACCTTTTCCAGGTCACTAATGTACCTGTTCTGATCCGATTGACTCCCTGGATCTAAAACTACAGTCGCAATAGCCCTGACAACCTGGTTCTCATACCGAAAGGTTCAAATCCAGGCTCTGTTCCACACCCCCTAATGGGCTGAAGAGGCGCTCTGACTAAGACACTACAGAGCAGCTGCTCAATCACAGGTACTACATAACCCATCTAAGGCTTCCCTATTTATGAGAAGTAAGGGGGGGTGTGCTCATTTGTTACCGATCTCAAGAACAACATAGCCGTCTTTCAGTCCTACTCCTATAAGGTATGCGTTGGGATCAAGGATCGTGGCGTTGTGTGAGGGGCTTTGAGAGAAGTCTTGGACGGTTTTACAGGGATTCATCTCGTTTGATGCGATGTCTTCATAAATAAGAGAGAATTTTGAGCTTGCGGTGAGGCCTGTTTTCTCTGACCAGGTAGCAAAGTTACCATACTTACTGGTGTGAGTAAGATCTTTCGTGTCAGCTAATTCTTGAGCTCTGAGGTCTGCGTAGAGTTTAAGGTTAAGGTCATCAATGAGTTGAGGAAGTCCTTTTGATAGCCGGTAATCATTCACCTCGACCATAATACTATCCGTAGATATATCCGGATACTGACATGCTGCCGCATCAGGAGGTGGAGGGGTGATGTATACCACCTTTGGCTTTTGTCCATCTCTCACTCCAAATCCAATAATAAAACCAACAAAAAAGACCGCCAAAGCGATCGTATTACTCTTCACACGGGGGGTTACTTTCATAGGGCCTATCTACCTATAAGATACTTAAATTATACCTGAAACTTGCTCATTAGTAAAGGTTGGGTATAGACTAAACACACAGGAAGATAGGCCTGCTGAACTCCAGTAACCATCTTTCTATGAATTTATTTAATACCCTAGAAAACAAATTAGGGCATGGCGTCCAGAACGTTGCTCAGGGTTTAAATTCATACGGAATCCAGACGCCTAATCTTGGGATTTCTCACTTTTTGATAGACCAAGGAAGCGGTGCAAATGGGGGAAACAGTTTTAATGCCTTTGCGCCTTATGGGTTAAGTCCAACAGGTTCTCAGCAGCAACAGGTAGCTTCTAATCCGCAGCTTTCCACTCGAGTATTTGGAGATGCCCAACCCAACACCACTGGACCAGTTCAAGGTCCTTCTGTCCCCCAAGTCCAACAAACCGCTGCCGCTACCGGATCGAGTGCTCCTTCCTACTACCTGCACAACCAGACCGTTAATGGCCAGACCTATGATCTCTCCGATCCAGCCCAACAAGAAGCACTCCGTCAGGCTCAACTCTCTAACTTAGGAAGTGCTCGTGATTCCCAGATTCGCCAACTTACGCAAGGAATTCAGAATGGCCTCACTCAGGCTCAGCTTCAGGATGCGCAGGCGCTTGGCACGTATAACCAGAACGCAGCTGATTTTGGCCGGAGCCTTGCTAATAACATTGTTGATTTGGGACAGGGGTATGATTTGGGTCAAGTTAACAACCAACAGCGTTTCGCTGGTCTCTCCCCTAATGCCTTTCAAAGCTCTCAGGCGACCTCACAGCAGTATGGAACTGACCAGTACAATAAAGGACTCACCCAACTTCACCAGTCAGAAGCTGCGAACGTAGGAAGTGGGTATCTTTCAAATGGTCAGATCGACCCGAACTCAGCGATCGGTAAGATGATTGCGGCTGAGAACAACAACTATAATTTGTTTACGACCAGTCAGAACCAAGCGCTCCAGAACGGTACTCAGGCGGCTAATGTGGCGTATCAAGGAGGAGCTGACCAAATCGCTTCTAACCTTCAGAACCTGAATGCCTACTCAGGAGCTCAGCAACCTGACTACAACCCTGTTTCCTATAACTACAGTGCTCCTGGTCAGTATGGTGGTTATACCCCCTACGGTACTCCTGGTGGCAATCCGTATTCTGTTCCCCAGACTGACATTTCTCAGTTCACTCCCTATACCAGTGCCTCACAGTTAGCGAAAAGCCCGCAAGCCCAACCCTCTTCCCCTGCTACGTGGACTGGATCAGGTAATCCGTTCTCAGGACTTCTTGGCTATAACCCGAATGCTACTCAAAACAACTATCTTAATGCGTTTGCGAAGTCCCCTGCAACGGCTACCGGAAGCTAATCTATTCTTATGGGGGCTTTAGACTGGCTTCAACAGCACGTCATCCAGCCAGGTGAGCAAGCACTCGGTTCTTCAGCCACCGCTGCCAAGAACGCTCTTTTAGGTGATGCTAGAAATGTTGGTAACTCCCTCTCTAATGCTGGCAGGTCTGCCCTTTCCTATCTTGGAAACCAGGTTAATCCCATGGGAACTGGTGTTGTAGGTCAAGGTATTGATAATTCAGCCGCCCGCATCCGCCAAAGCCCTCTCTTAAACTCCTTACAAAACTACGGTCAGCAGCAAGTACTGAACCCGATTACGGAAGGTATCGCTAACTACCAAGTCAACCCGACTGTAGGTACCGCTCTCGGAGGTGTAGCAAACGTAGGACGAGGCGCTTTCAACATCACCCCTCTTGGTGTTGCTGCCAATGCAGCGATTAGCCAAGGGGCAGGAACTGCTCAAGCGCTGCGTGGTGTACAGTCGACTCCTGGTCAGAATTTCGCTAATAGTCTGCAACTATCTCAAGGACTCGGGGTAACTAACCCGTATGCAGCAGGCGCCATTGATCTGGCTGCCAATGCTGCTGCGATCAATCCTGAGGGTATTGCAGGAGGGTTTAAGACGCTTGGAAATCTTGGCAAGGATGCAGGATTTGCGAGTAACCTGAAGACAGTGGGTCAAGCGGCTGGTCAAACACTCGGTCTTACCCATAATGGTAATCCTACCTTCTTCGATAAAGGTCTTACGCCTACGGGTGAACAGGCTGCTCAAGCTGCTAAGACCTTCACTAAAACGCTGGTTAACCAGAAAGGATACCGACAAGCCGCTGATCTCTTCCGTGCTCCTCTTCCTGAAGAACCGGTACTGGCGGGTAAATCGGCAGTCTTCCAGAATGGCCAACCACTTACCAAACCTATTGATACGGCTGAAATTAACCTAGGTCCCGCTCAAGCGGAACAAGCTCTTATTCAAGGGAAAGTTCCTAATGACGTGATTACGCGGGCAGGGGAGACTGACCAAGGCAAAGTCACTATTCACATCGATCCAAAGACCCGTCAGATTCTCTCCTGGGATAGTGATAACCCAGCCTTAGTGGCTAAGGTAAAGAGTGCTGCCCAAGCTCCTCTCCTTTCTGAACCGAACTACGATCAGTACAAAGGCCTCCAAGCACAGCCAGCTGAAGAGAAGCAATACAACCTTCAAGGTGCACAGTTTAGAAGTAAGCCTAGTATCCCCAATCCTTTTGAGCAAAAGCCTTCTTTTGATGCTCGCCAATACGTAAACGATATGGAAAACGCTCAGCAGGAGGCTAGGGGAGAATCATCAGTATTTGGAAAGGTACGGCAATCTCTGGCCGGAGCAAAAGCAGACCTGGTGGATAGTCTTTCCCCCATTGAAGATCGTCTTGGTAATGCCCAGAAGCAGGGTGGCTATCAGGTTACTCCTTCTAACAATATTACCTACCAATTAGACCGTGCCCTCAGGTCAGGTACCCTTGCAGGTCAATTCGCCAACGATAATGGATTAACTGCAGTAATAAAATCGGTTCCCGATACGGCAAGTCTTGATCAATATCTTATCGCTCGTCACGCGGCAGATCTCGAAAAGAATGGTATAGCTACCGGTCGTAACACTTCTCAAGACGCTCAACTAGTGCAGAGTCTGTCTCCTCAGTATCAGGAGGCCGCTCAGGCGATCACTGCCTATACTCAAAAGATGCTTGATTATGCCGTTCAGAGCGGTCTTATCTCTGATGACACAGCAGCGTTTCTCAAGAATAAATATCCCAATTATGTGCCGGTAAATCGCATCTTCTCTGAAGCTGAGCAAGAACTCATGAATCCAGGTCAGACTGGTGGCAAGGGCATGGCCTCCCTTTCTAAACAGACGTTAGTTCAGCGTATTGAGGGATCAGGACGCCAGATAGAAAGTCCTTTGGGATCTCTTCTAAAGAACACTGATGCCATGATGAGCCAAGGAGAACGCAATAAGTCAGCTCAGATCCTTGCCTCGTATAAGGATCTTCCTGGTAATCCCTTTAATATTCGAGAGGTTAGAGACGGTGAAGTACCTGCCAACTCAACATTTACTGCTCTTCGTGAAGGAAAATTAATGAGGTATGCCACTGATCCTGAGATCGCGGCGGCCGCTAAAAGCCTTGACCAACAGCAATTAGGACTTGTTGGTAAGATCCTCTCGTATCCGACTCGTGTTTTGAAGCTGGGAGCAACGGGTATCAACTTACCATTTACTCTTTCAAACGTCGCAAAAGACCAGGCAACCGCCTTTATTAACTCAGATAGAGCTGCACAAACCTCGCTCCTCAATCCAGCCGTTTTCTTAAAATCATTCTTTGCAGCAGTTGGCCATGATGATCTCTATCAGGAAGTAGTTCGTAATGCTGCTGGGGGTACTTCCTTTGATATCGCCCGCGAAACTCCTAAGTTGACCGTTGGACGTATTAGGGCTCAACGAAATATTGGCACCAAGATTGCTTATACCATTACCCATCCTGAAGAACTGTTACGGGCAGCTGAGGATATTGTAGGTAGGTCAGAAGAAATAACGCGTATCCAGCAATATAAAGGCACCTATGATGCCTTGATTAGGGAAGGCCGTACTCCTCAAGATGCTGCTCTCATTGCTGCAAATGCCGCTCAGAATAATACCACCAACTTCTCGCGAGGTGGAAATTACGGAAAAGTACTCAATTCAGTACTTCCCTACCTTAATGCGGGTATTCAGGGATCTCGTACCCTTGTGCGAAGCATTTACCAGCGCCCTGTTCAGACCGGTGCCAAATTGGCTGTCGTCGCTTTCTTCCCCATGGCTGCTTCTACGGCGTGGAATCTCTCCGATCCAGCTCGAAAGCAGGCTTACGACGACATTCCCGAATACGAGAAGCAGGGAAACATTATTATCATTCCGCCAAATCCTGTTAAAGATCCAAATACCAATCGGTGGAACGCTATAAAGATTCCAGTTTCTCAGGAAGCTGCAAGTCTTATGAACATTGTTCGTCGAGGAGTAGAAACAGCACACGGGGAAGATCCTCAAAAGTTTTCTGAGATCGCGGCGAATCTTTTCTCGGCAGGAACTTCTCTTAGCTCTGATCCACGTCAGTTAGCAGGTCAGCTCATTCCTCAGGCGATTAAACCCCAAGTAGAGAACCTGACGAATACTAACCTCTACACCGGTAATCAAATAGTCCCGCAAGGAATGCGCAATCTTCCTGCTAATCAGCAGGTAAGAAAATCTACGTCTGAAACGTCTCGAAGAATAGGATCGGTCCTTGGTGTCTCCCCTCTTGTTATTGAGAATGATATTGGTACTGCGGCAGGAGGAGTTGGTCGTCAACTAGTGAACGCATCAGATCAACTACTCAAGAGTACCGGAAATAATGTAAGCGGAGTGGTCGGCGGCCAAGACATTCCTACGCAGATTGCTAACCGCTTCGTTTCTGCGGCAGGAGGCGCTCAAGATCAGGCCGCTCAAAAACGTATTCAATCAATGGTTACCAATCAAGGTGACCAGGCAATTTTGGATTTGGCGATGACTACTATGAAGAATCCTGATGGTACTCAAGTGGGCGGGAGCGTTACGAACTCGGCAGCTCTTGCAGCCCAACTTTCTGCTCACCCTTCTGCTATTCCTATCGTTCAGGAAATAAGAAAGCAAAGTTACGTACAGCCGGTTGGAGACTACAGGGCTGGGGCTACCTATCAGAATGGAACAGCGGTTAATCTTAATGGCCAAAGTTACGTTGCTATTAAGGATACCCATGGGGTAGCTCCTGGGTCGGAGACTCCTGGAGATCCGAATAATGTATGGGTTCCTCAAGATAATATTTGGAAGCTTAGCGGAGATGATCTCAAGAAAGCGCTGCAAGCTCGTGCCGCAACAGGAACCACTTCTAAAGATCCTCTTGACCCTAATTCTTCCAGTACTGCTGCCAACTCTAGCATCTACCTTCACAACTTCCCCTTATTTGAAGGGACACGAGCGGTTCAACGGTTACAAGGAGCGGGGAATTATGATCCTTTGTATGACCTACCTGACTCTTACGCAAGGCAAGTCTTGTACCTACGTACTTTAAGTGGGGTGCAGGCAACAGGAGATCCTGTCGCAGCTTCTATTAAAGCGCAGTCCTGGTATCGTCCCTTCCAGGCTCAGGAATCTGCTTATTACAAAGCCCATCCTATTCCTGCTTCTGCAGGCACGCAGAACGCCGCTGGCCCCTACCCTGAAATGCCCGCTGAACTGTCTCAATACGCTGATTATATTCGCTCCCTTCCTACGTCCTCTGCCCGTGCTCAAGCCTATCAGACGCCCCAAGGCCAAGCACTTGACGCCTACTACGCCAAACTTAATCAGTACAACAGCGCCAAACAAGCTAACTTACTTGGAACTGCTGAGAACGTTGCTCCTACTCGCTACGCTCCAGGCTATATCGCAAGCCCTCTCGGGGCTACTTCTTCTACGCCCGTTCTTAACCTGGGTGGTACAGGATCTACTGGAGGAAGTTCTACTTCTCAAGCCCTACAAACCTCTTCCCTTAAGCGGGCAGCTAGGAGGACACTCTCTTCTGTTTCTCGTCCTAAATCGAAAGGTGCTAAAGTGAAAGCACCAAGGATTAAATTAAGTAGTTCCAAATCTCATGTCCGACAACCTCACGTCAAACCCGTCACCTTCGCAAAGCCAAGGGGAACCGTCAGACGACCTTCAGGGAAACTTGCCTAAAGAAGAAGGATTGATTACTCAAGCCATTCACGAGAGTGAGGGTCATCGTCACTTCTATATGTGGGGAAATGGCACTGTGTCCGGACTGCAAGAAGTGATTTGCTCGTGTGGGCATGGGCTTCAGGTTGATCCCAAGGTTCACGATATTGTAGAAGGCAAGCTAACTGATATACGATAGTAGTATGGATTCACCTCTTTACAAACGCTACAAGCCTCTTTGCGACTATTTCCATATAAAAGATGGGAATGCTAGCGTGTATCGGCAGTTCGCCTTGATGTGGGAGTATGCCCGCGAGAAGAGTAACCACGGTAGTTCTGATGCGTGTATGCAGGTACTGGTTAGTCTCTCTCACCGCATTGGTTCTCCAGCCCAGGGAGAAAAACCCTGGTCTAAATTGGTGGTCCAAATCTCTACTGAAAATCACCTCAAAGCTCTCGAGGCCTTAGAACATGAGAATGAGTCAAATGAGACTCCTGCCCAAGAACAAGCTGAATCTGTTGTAGAAAGTATTAAAAAGGCTCTTAATAAAGCTGTACTTGTGGGTGCTCCCTATCCTGTGACGGTAGTCGCCAGCGGAGGTGGCAGTTTATGGAATGATCTGTCAGCTTTATGGAATGATACGACGACTATTTGGAACCAGACCTAATCTATAATTATGGCAAATCCCGCCGCCGATTATCCTTCAGCGCTTCATACTAATACTGATATTTCAGCATACGCAGCTACTGCGCTTGGTTCCTCGGCGATTACTCATACTGCCGTCGAAGGAAAGCAGGAAGAAGAGATTAAAGCAGCGCAAACCAAGATTGGGACAGGGTCTTCAACTCCGACTGCAGGAACGGTTCTTACCGGAACGGGCACTGGAACAAGTTCTTGGGCAGCACCGACAGGTTTAGCGTTTACTAACGTTACCGGAACTACTCAGGCAGCGGCAGTAGATAGTGGCTACATTGCCAACAACGCCTCCCTTTGCACAATCACCCTTCCTTCTACCGCGACTGTCGGCCAAGTAGTCGCCATTGTCGGTTCCGGAGCCGGCGGTTGGCTGCTCGCCCAGAACGCGAGCCAGCTCGTCAACTTCAATACCGCCGTTACGACGACCGGTACCGGTGGTTCGTTGGCTTCGGTCAACCGCTATGACTGCCTAGAGGTGGTCTGCATCGTCACGAACACCACCTGGGTGGTGCGCTCCGCCGTCGGCAACATAACCGTCGTGTAATGAGCCAGAATATTGCTTTTGACCGTACTAAGTTCGTGATGTATACGCCGTGGACGACCGGGACGAATGCCGGCCATCTTACGATCAATCCCCAAGGGCCTACAGGGGCGAACACCCAGGGCTTTACCGTCCAGATAAACGACACTTCGGCCTCGCTCACCGCGTATATCGCAACCGGTCTGACCGTCAATTACAACATTGACGGCGGAGCGAACCAGACCTTGGTCGGTAACAATACGTGGGCCGTATGGCCACTGACTGGGATTACTTCCGGTTGCGTTCTCACGATGACGTGGAACACCGCCTCGGGAATCCTTTTATTCGACTCCAGCGCAATGCTCGTACTAGGGACAACAAGTGCAACGATTTCCCAGCCTCCCGGTTGGGGCCAGATGTACTACAAAGGTGACACCAACTTCACCGCCAACAGTAGTGTTGCCGCCACGTCCGACGGATACGGGTATATCGGCGCTTGGCCTGATCAAATGGTTCGTATGCACGGGACCGGGGCGACTACGGGAATGAAGATCTATGGGGTTGGAGGAGCCAACTCTTCCCGCATAGTAATGCTCAAAGACGGCCTTCCTGCTACTTCCGGTAGCGGCGCTGTCATTGGCGGTGGTGGAAACACGAACGTTTTCAAGTGGTATACTGTCGCCTCCGGCATCAGCACGGACGCTTCTAACCACGATTTTGCCGTCGGTTGGGGATACATCGGTGATTATCCGGAATTCTGGTCAGTGTGCTTAGTGGGAGGTGTGGCTTCCGGTAGCGCTCCTACTCCCTATACCACCAGCGCGGTTTCAATCGGCGACAGCATCACTGCTGCGAACGTCATCGCTACTTCTGGCGCTGGCACTTCGTTTGATTCCTGGTTTTACCGCTTATGCCAAGCGAATAACTGGCAGCCGTTCAATCGAGGAATTGGTGGTTCCTTTGTGACGGTGGGGCAGGCTAACAGCGCGGTTACTCGGTTCAATGCTGATGTCGGTTCGATCACCGCAAATCCTACCGTTTGCATCCTGATGCACGGAGCCAATGATATTCACGACGCCATTGGCCAAAGTACTTACGCCTCAAACTACCGTACCTTGATCGGTCAGTTCTTCACGAAGTGGCCTTCCATAGCTGTCTACCAATTTGGCACGGTAAATCGTAATGACGACAGTGGTTCCCATAATGCCACGAGAACAGCGTATAACAGCGCGGTCGATGGTATCTCTGCTATCACTACCGGCCACTGGCTGACGGACGGGGTGATTACGCCTGCAACGGACACTTCAGATAACTTGCATCCCAATCCAGCCGGTTCTCTGAAAATTAAGAATTTTATGCAACAGGTATTAACGGCGAGAAAAGCAACCGGAGCGAGTACTACTACAGGCGTTCAATCCATAACCCTTTAATATGGCAACCAAGAACGGAGCAGGACAAGTATTCACCAATAATGCTGATGGGTTTCTTATCGGCGGAGGAACCACCGAACGTGACCTCACCCTCACTGGCGGCAATGTTACCCTGACGGGATCTGGGAGCGCTGTCATTACCTTCCCTTCTTCTACCTCCACCTTGGCGGCCCTCGGCATCGCCCAGACCTTTACCGCCCACCAAGAGGTGCTCGGTACAACTACCAATGATGCGGCTTCCGCCGGATATATCGGAGAATACATAAGCAGTACCCTCGCTATCGGGTCGGCCGTTTCTCTCACCACGGCTACGACTGCCAACGTCACTTCGATTTCATTGACCGCCGGTGACTGGGATGTGAATGGTAATATCGGCTTTATCGCGGCTTCCGGTACGCTTGGTACGGTTCAGATCGTGTCAATCAGCCAGACTTCGGCAACCCTGCCCACTTCACCGAACGGTGGCGCTTATGCTCGTGAGGAAATTGCCTTCCCAGCGACCGCTACCCAGATTATTCCTACTGGAACCATGCGTATTAGCTTGGCTTCTACCACGACCGTCTACTTGGTTGCCCAGGCTACCTTCTCAGTATCTACCATGACCGCTTACGGATTTATTGGCGCACGGCGGGCTCGGTAGATTTGCGTCTTTTAGGGAAGTACCAGTATGATTAACTCAGCTATAATTAAGTATTCACCATGGGTGCAATCTACGACCAGTTAGTCGCTGCTAAGAAAGAAGAGCTCAGTGCTGCTATCGAGAACGAAGCCAAGGTACAAGCCCGAAGTGACCTTACTCAAAAGGCAGTTGGTGCCGATCAGCGGGTTAACGATATTCAGGCTAATCTCTCAGCTGCTCAACAGGAACGTGAAGCTATCCAAGCTGAAATTGCTGAACTAGATAGCGCTAACCAGCCTACAGCTGAAGAAGTTACCGAACCCCAGGGGTAATCATGAGCGATCTGGCGAAAGTACTCGTAGCCAGTGCTTCGGGATGGGTTATCAATCGAATATTCACCTACTTGGAGAACCTCAGATACCATGCTAAGCACGCTGACCTATTAGAGGAACAGAATAAGGTGTTACGAGAGATCAAGAGCCAGCTCGAAGTGCCTAAAGGATAATATGCAGATTACAACTATCCCAATTCCTGCCTACAACGATGTGACGGGTCGCGGTAACTACCGATCTGGTCGTGAAGGAAATGCAGTGAATACCATCGTGTACCACTGGATTGATGGCACTCAACAAGTCGCTGATCTTATTTTTACTGACCCAACGCGAGTAGTCAGTGCTCATTTTTCCGTGGAGGATGATTCGGTGCACCAGTATGTGCGCATTCAAGATACAGCGTTCCATGCTGGTAAGTACTCAATGAATCTTCGCTCTATCGGCATTGAACACTCTGCTCAGCCAGGTCGTGATGCGAGTGATGCTACCTATGAAACCTCAGCTCAGCTTGTTGTACAGATTGCTCGCTCGCTTGGTAAGAAGGTGAGTGACCTTAATCACATTCCCCACAGCGCTGTGGTAGCAACTGCCTGCCCAGGCAGTCTCGATATTGACCGCATCGTTACAAGAGCGAGAGCTTTAGAAGGAGGGGATATTATTCTGAGCTCTGCCCCAATCACTCCAGTACCCCAGGGCTATACGTTCGCTCCCTTTGAAACCAACCTGTCTCCTTCCCAGGATTACAGCGATGAAGTGAAACGGATGCAGCAATTCTTAGTCGCCAAAGGATTCATGGACGACCAAGGTCAGAACGACGGCTACTACGGACCGATCACGAGCCACGCGGTCAATGGCTACCAACTGTCGCGGGGAGTTATCTCTCCGGCTCATCCTGCTAGCCAGTTCGGGTGGTGGTACCCGCTTACCCGAGCTCAAGCCAACAAGGAACTTTATGTACCCGTTAAACCTAGTAACATCTAACCTATGAAACTTCTCGACTTTTCTTCTTCTGGTGCCTACGCTGGCTTGATTAAGGCACTTAAGGTGCTTGGCTACCACGTCTTCTCAGTAGCGGTTGTTGCGGCTTTTGGTGCTCTTGCTGAAGGAACTGGCCACCTATCTGTCGCTCATCCTCAGTACGCTCTCTACCTTACTGCTGCTGTAGCTTTCGTAAATGCTCTTGCTGCATTTGTCACCAAATGGCTCGGTACGATCAACCCTGACACTGCTGCATCATTCTCTTCTTCAACCGTAAGTCCGGAATTAAGTAACTAACCCCCTTGACGGAGTTCCCATCCGGTCGTATCCTTGTGGTACGTATCTGGATACCGGAACTACGCTGAGAAGGTGCTTATCACACGCTCAGAAAGGTCACGGGTCACGCTCGTCCGCAAGGACCTTATATGGATAAGCATAAGCACAGATAAACAGGCCAGGTAAAATCGGCTGAAAAGAAAAAACCGTTTCGGCACTGTGACTAAGGGAGTTAACGCTTCCAAGGAAAACACTCAACGAGCGGTTTTTTCGCGTACTAAAAAAGCCATCTGGGGGAGTTCCCGTCCTACTCACGCGGGTGCGCTCTTTGGATAGGGAAGTCATCCACACCGGACAGCAGACTTATGGTATCCTGACGCCATGAATAAGGAAAGCTATCGTCGCTACTTACGAACTCCGCACTGGCGTAATTTCAAGCGCCGGTTTTATGAAAAGTTTGAGTACCGCTGCATCGTCTGTAGCGCACGGTATGGCCTCCATATTCACCATTTGACCTACGAGCGTTTAGGCCATGAACGGCTCGAGGACGCCGTATATTTATGTGGAAACTGCCATAGCCATTTGCATGCCGGTGACTTTTCCTTAAGCCATGTAATCTTCTATTATCCCCGTGGTAAAAAAGTGATAGCATTGGTATAGAGTTGGTAAATGAGACGGGGTGCGCCTTGGTCGGTTGGCCCCGCCTCATTTACTCGCTTAATCAACCGACCATGAGAGAGTGTCCGTGCTGTAAAGCCGTTACCGATAATTTCTGTGGAAAAAATAAATTGTGCAGACCATGTCACCTATTGAAAGCCAGTACTCGATACAGAAGATATAAATATGGGTTTCCACCGCGCGATAGTCATATCGTAATCCGCGATCTCAGTAATTATCCCAAGGAAATGTGTCCTTGTTGCGGTAAAGGCTTCTTTATTTTCCCAAAAAGTAAAAAATACTGCTCCGAATTGTGCGGGAGACGAATGAATCGGAGTAGGTACAAGCCGCTATATAAGGAGATGTTTTTAGAAAAATACAAGGCGCATAAGTCCTTAGAAAGCGCAGTTAACCGAGGTCGAATTAGAAAACCAGAACGTTGCGAAAGCTGTTTAAAGATAGCTACTCTTCACGGCCATCATACCGACTATTCAAGGCCACTATTTGTTTATTGGTTATGTCCTAAATGCCACGCTAGTTATCACGTAAAAGATCATTCTAGTACTCCCCTATCGCTAAAAATAGGAGAAAATCGAAAAAATACGTAAAATTCTACATTTACGCTTAATTATCAGATCAATTATACCTCGACAGTCGTAACCCCCACCATTCTGGAAGACCTCTATTTTTATGCGTTCTAACCAAGAGAGGGTGGTACCAAGGATTAAGAGGGGGTAGGGCTTATAGGATCTTCTATTACGCGTGAAGGTAGGCATCTAGAATTGATTGTGCTGATTCAAAACCAACTGCAAAACACGCTAGAAAACCTTCTTGTTCCAGCTTCTCTAAAACGTCTTTTTGATCTTTCAAGTGCGGTGTCGCTGGAGTTATCCCATCCTTCAGCCAAAGTTTCGTTCCTTCCGCTTTAAGCTCGATGAAAAGCCCAGCAACATGATGAACTTCTCCTAGAGCCCCGATCGCTTTAGGATGAGCTATAAATAAATCAGGCCAAGCTTTGCACGCTTGCAAGCGCTTGTTACGGATTGCCTGGCTCATAGAAAGTTTCTCTCCGGCCGCGAAATCGGTGCGGAACAAAACGTCCGGATATTGCAGCCTTAGGTAATCGCAGACGTGCTCATGCAGGATGCTTTCAGCTGTTTTCATTCGTCTCCTTTCGTTTCCATTACCTTGTCGTATAGCCACCCAACCGTGTCTCCCCTCCTCGCTCTTACCCGCGCCATTTCGACCATCGCCTCTTCGTAAGAATCACCTACCAGCTTTTCCACCCATTCTGGATTCCATAAAAAGGCATGCTCGGCATTGGTTGCAATATAGCTCCTGCCATCCACCCGCGTTCTCACCGGCAAGTAAAACTGGCGGTCAATCTCTTTAGGAAATCCCCGCTGAATTGCAATTCGTCTCAGCTCATCAAGGCGTGCCACATTGTTCATTGGCTGTGAAATTTGAGGAGTCTTCGGCGCAGCTTACCAAACTTCCAGGCTTCTATACGGTCTTCTTTTGCAAGGAGCTCATAGACATAGGTGCGGTACTTACTGCGCTTCGGGATGTAGGGGATAGCTCTAATAGCCATTTGTTCAGTTTCCCATAACACCGTGAGGAAGTGGCGTGGTTTCATCGAAATTGCCAAACGTTAATGTCGAACTCTATCTTTTCTTGAGTCTCTGCATACGAGATATAAGTCTGGGTTCCTTCTGAGGTGTACTGATATGAGGCAATAGCTGCCTGCTTTAGGTTAGGAAATGATCCACAAAAGAATGGCTTATCCTTATCGTCCCGAATTGCCCAAACATCGTACTTATTCATCAGTCCTGGTTAATTGTTCAGTTAGGTCTACCGCCTCCCACTCGATAGGAGCTCCGCACTTGGGGCAGTACATCCAGTGACTGTAGAGCCTCTGTGAGCACGCACTGCACTTATAGAGCACTTGGTAGGGGATGGAGGAGACGGGCTTCATTGTTAAGTTTCTTTGGTCAAAACAAAATCCTGTTCCCTAAATCCGAATGTCCATGCACGGGCTTGACCAGCCGTTTTCATTTCAGGAGGAACCCGTAAGAAATACTGTCGATCAGTACTCGGATCTTTTACTTTGAGCAAAACTAAATCCTCATCATCTTTTAGAGGAACTTGGTAAAGGATTCCGTGATCATTATTTTCGTCGAGTTTTTTGGCAGCGGCCTTGGCCATGAACGCCTCGTACCCGATGTATTCGATGGCCGCCCGGCGAATTTCAGCATTGGGAAGCGCAATTATTTCTTCCGTGGCAACATCTTTCTTCTGAAAGAGATCATATAACGTGTCGGTAGTTTTTATGAGATCTGCCACAGCTTCTTCAATTTCTTGAGTATCATAATCACCTCCCTTAATTACGACCTCTTTGCCTAGTTCATACTTTGAGTCACCTGTGGGGTGCTCGGGGCCATTACAAGAACAGCCAGATTGTGAACAGGTTATAAGTTGTTGAGTGTTATTAATTCCTATTTCAAATTGGCTCCAGTCGTAACTTTCTGACGTTCCTCCGATAGCTATCCAGAATTCTCCACTGGTGTTTCCTGTATTAAGGTTTTGAAAGACCGTCGAAAGGTAGAGCAGCTTCTCGCGAGTTGCTTCAGGGATAGTGAATTCTTTAGTCTCGTACATATACGATAGCGTTAGGGGTATATTCTCTCTGGCGAACCACTGCGTACTTTCCTTCTGGAAGGTCGATACGAGCATGCTCTTCATGAATAAGGTATGCTCCCTCGGATAAAACCTTAAGGTACGCCGAATTATCTTCCGTTGCTCGGAGTATCTCGAAGGAACCCATAATACGGTGGGAATGTCCGGTTACTTCTCCGTGAAGAAGTATTGCGCTCTCTTCTTCCACAAAACTTTTAACGAGCCGCTTTGGTGGAAATTCTGTCAAATTTTCGAGAAGTAAATCTCCGTGGCGGTAAAGTTTATTCTTCATTTTACTCCAGTTATATTGGTGTAATTTCCTTTAGTAGTCAGTTCTACCTCAAGTGTTCCAGGTACGATCTTGTCAAACAATCCTTGGTCAAAGCAGCTGAATGATCCGATATTTGTTTCTACCCGCTTAAAGGGTTTACCCGCACTACTTGTCTTGTCCTCGATACTGAGTACAGTCACTTGTCGGTAAGGACTAGTAGGAATGCCAGCAAAGGGATCTTCCTCTTCATTCATCAGACTTTCTGTATAGGTCGGTAACTGCTCAGAATGCGTTGTAGCGGGCCGTGCAGCGACAGGAGGTTGTGATGCCTTATGCGCGTCATCATCCTCAATATTGAGGCTTAAAATGGCAGCGAGCGCGTACCGGCGAG